GGTATTGACGATGTCGCAGCCGGTGAGAACGGTGCCGGCGGCGAACACCGTGACGGCGGTGTTTGCCGTCACGATGGCTGATGCGGCGGGGGCGGCGTATGCGACGCTGGGGGGCTTGCTGATCGGGCAGGGGCCGGCAGTGTAGGAGCCGTCCTGGCTGGGGCACGCAATGATCACGGTGCCGATGCGGCCGTCCCGGCCGGAATAGGAGCTGGCAACGGGCTGCGCCATGCACGCGAGCGGGATGAAGACGGCAAGTGCAGCAAGGATTTTTATCATGTTTAGAACTCCACGATGACGATGCCGGGCGCGCCGCTGCCGCCATTGCCGTTGACGCCGTAGCAACCGCCACCGCCGGAGCCGGGGGCGGTGCCGGGTTGCTCTGGGCTGCCGCCGGTGGCTGCGGCACGGCCACCGCCGCCGAAGGCTGATGCGCCGCCGTTTCCGGCGAGGATTGCGGTGCCGCCGTTGCCATCGGAGCCGTAGCCGCCGCTGATGACCAGCGAGCCACCGCTGCCAATGCCGGGGGCGCCGCCATAGGCGTACGTGGCGGCGCTTGAGCCGCCGGCGCCGCCGGTGGCGGATAAGGCGGCGCCGAAACTGGTGGTGCCGCCACTGCCGCCGTTGGCCGTGCCGGTGCTGCCCGGCCCACCGCCGGCGCCGATGGTGATCGGGATTGCCTGGCCTGGCGTGACGCTGAGGACCCCCTCGGCGTAGCCGCCGGCACCGCCGCCGGCGCCGCCCAGGCCGCTGGCGCCGCCGCCGCCGCCACCACCACCACCGCAGAGGCGGACCTTGACCAGGAAGACCCCGTTCGGGACCGCGAAGGTGGTCGAGCTGTAGAGCGTGACCATACGGGAGAAGCCGGGCGTGAGGCTGTTGAGCTTGAACTGGATGAACGGGGCGGTGGGGAGGGTGGTGATGCTGGCGGCGGTGACTTGGGTTTGACCGTAGTTCACCGTGATGACGTAGAGGCCGACCCAGCCAGCGTCGACCGGCGGCGGGACCTGGGACCCGGCGTTGGCTGGTGCGCCGGGTTTGAGTTGCAGTTGGACGCGCTGCAGGCGCTGGGTGTTCTGCGCGGCGCCGGTGTTGGCCGGGCCGCTGAACGGCTGAGCCGGGTTGGCGGCGTTGTAGTAGGGCAGCACGACCGGGGTGGCGTCACTTTCGAGCATACTGGCTTGGATCAAATAGCTGATCGTTTGGCCGGACGTTGTGGGCGCGGTGAGGGTGAACAGTGTTGCAGTGGTGTTGATGCCCATCTTGAGCAGGGGATCGGCGGTGTCGGCCGGAAGCGAGCCGAAGTTGGTTGCATCGATGCTGGCGAGCGCCGTGATGCTGCCGGGGCCGACGGAGATGGTGAGGCTGGCGGGGGTGGTTGGGGCGCAGACCAAGCCATCGGCGATCGGGCCGGCGCTGAGTGTCGCCTGGGCCAGGTAGCCGAGCGCGATCATGCTGTCACGCTGGATGGATAGGATGTCGGTGTCGAGCGGGATGCTGCCCGGAAATACGATCTGACGGTCCACTGAGGGCGGTCCTTAGTTGATGATACGGGTCCAGGCGCGAGCGGCCGTCGGCATGACTGAGGCGATGGCGGCGTAGATGTCGGGATCGGTGACCTGGCCACTGGCGGCAGCGAGGCTTGCGCGGGCCAGCGGTCCGGGGGTGCCGTAGCCGGCGATGTTGGCGATGCCGACGCCCTGGGCGCGGGTCGCGGTCACGAACACCTGAAACGGGAGCAGGAGGCTGCCCCAAGCGCCGGCGGTGCCGTAGGCGAAGGCTGGAGCCCCGTATGCGCCGGTGTCGGTGGTGCGGGATGGCTCGAATATGACGGGCTCGTTGCCTGTTAGGTCGGTGACGATGGCGGCGATGGCGGCGCGGGTCGCGTGGTCCCGTGCGAGTTCCTGATGGATGCGAATGCGGAAGGAGGCGTCTGGTTCGGCCATGCGACGGGGAAGCCGGGTGCCAAAGAAGTCGGCGCTGGCGCCATCGAGGAATTGGCCTGTCGCGGTGGCAATGCGCGACTGCAGCTGGACGGCGGCAAGGAGCGCGTAGAGGGCGGACCAGGCGGTGGCGAGCCCCGTGAGAACGGTGTCGAGGACGGGGGTGGTGTCGGGGAACCAGCGAGCCGGGAGGACCGCCTTGATGCGGCTGATGATGTCGGGTGGATCGCCGACCATTTCAGTTCACGGCAATCAGGCCGGGCATGACGATGCCCGTGGCCGTTGGGATGAGGTCGGCGGCGGCGCCGTTGATGGTGATCGTGGCGACGTTGGTGATGTTGGCAGCGGCGGCGTAGGCGAGCGCGGCGACGCGAGTGATGGGGAGCGGCGCGCCGAGCGGCAGAGCGGCGATATAGGCGGTGATCGCGGAGGTGACTGACGCCTGCGCGGTGGGTTTGTTGTTGTCGGAGAGGGTGATGGTCAGGCTGACGTTGGCGAGGAAGTTTTGCGGCGGCTGGACGAAGAATTGGGTCCCGACGGGGCGGACCGTGTCCACGGCGGTGGCGACGGCCGAAATGAGTGCGGCCGGCGGCGCGCCCGAGCCGTCGTTGATGGTGACGATGAAGGTGCCGGGGGCGGAGGCGCCGGACGGGGAGATGTTTTCGGTCACGACATGGCTCAGACCCTGCTGCAGCGAGTCGATCGTGAAGGCGATCGCGGCGGGTGTGGCGCGGGAACGGCTGTCGATGAAATTGGCGAAGCGGGCGCGAAGGGCGGCATCCGGTTCGGCGTCGAGCCCGCCCTGGGCCTGCAATGGGTTGGTAACGGCGTCCACGCCGGGTATGGCGCTGGCGAGCATGTCGATGATGCCCGGTTGGACGTTGCCGGCGGCGCCTTGGGTGGTGGCCTGGACGGTGAGGGCGATCGAGGTGGCGGCGGCGGCGAGGGTGTACGACGCCGTGGCGGGCACGTAGGCCGGGTTGGTGGTGTCGGCGAGGACCGCAAATGTCTGTGTGCCGTCTGAGGTTTTGACCTGGGTGCCGACGGGGATGCTGGCGACATAGCCCGGCGTGATCCGGGAGAAGGTGACGGTGGTTTGCGCGGCTTGGCCTGGGAGGCGGGTGAGGGAAAAGTCGTTGACCCATGTGTCGAGGTCGGCGCCGTTGGAGGTCGCGGCGCGGGTTTGGCCGAGGACCAGGACGATCAGCCATTGGAGCCAGAGGGCGACGGAGGCGTTGGCCTCAAGGATGGCGCGGAGGATGCTGCCGGTGGTGAGATCGATGAGTGTTGTGGCGCCGCCCTGTACGCTGGCGGCCATATTGCGAACGAGAGTGGTGAAGTCCTGGAGCTGGAGTTGCATGGCGGAGGCTCCGGGTTAGACCGTGAAGGTGAGGGTTTGGGTAACGGAGGTTACGGCGTCGGCGTAGAGGATCTGGACGTAGATGCTGCCGGACTGGTCCGCCTGGAGGGTGATGACGGGGGCAGGGGTTTGCGCAATGGCGGCCTCCTTGAAGATCTGGCCACGGATCGCGGCGCTGATGGCGGCGGCGGCGCCGGGGAGGCCGACGAAGTTGGCGAGGCCGGCGCCGTAGTCGAGCTGCCAGATATAGTCGCCGGGGTTGGTAAGCAGGCGGCGGAGGACGCGCTGCTGGGTGACGTTCGGGACGGCTGACGTTGCCAGGTCGCCGGTCGCGGACAGGGCGAGATCGTTGCCCCAGAGGTGGGTGAGGTCGGGCAACTTCGTTGTCCTTCGAGGAGATTGGCGGCCGGGGCGCATTGGCGCCTCGTTAGGGGATTTGTTGAGCGGTCTCAGCGGTTAGTCCGGCTGACTGGTGGTGGCGCCGTTGGAGGGATGGGTGTGGGCGTCGTAGTGGGCGCGCAGGCCACTCAAAGGACCGTGGGTGTCATAGACGTCGCCGGTGACGTGGAGGTCGCCGTTGATACGGACGGTGCCGTCGTTTTGCAGCTTGAGCGAGGCGCCGGTGCTGTGGACCAACCAGAATTCGCCGTTGGGGGCGACGGGAGGTGCCGCCTGCGCCGACCAGGTGCTGGCAAGGATCAAGCCCTGTTCGGCGTCGCCCTCCTGTGGGATGACGAGGACCTGGTCGCCCGGGGCGGGGAAGCAGACCAGGCCCCAGCCGGCGCCGACCCAGGGGCTGAGCAAGGGGAGCCAGCCGGTGAGGACGCCCTCGGGCTGCAGAGTGACACGGGCGGTGGCCGATGCCGGATCGACTGAGGTGACGATGCCGAAACGGGGGGCGCCGGTGGTTTGGTCCTGATTGGCCCCCTGGCCTTTGAGTGCGTTGAGGAGGCGGTCCATGGTGAGTCCTAAGCCGTTTAGCCGGTGATGGCGTTGGATTGGGCGCTGTTCTTGAGGCGGAGGCGCTGGGTGTAGCCGTGGTGGAGGCTGAACGAGCGGTCCAGTTCGGCGATGTAGTAGGTCTGGTCGAAGTCGGTGCCGGTGCCGGTCAGGGTCATCAAGCTGCGCGGGTTTAGGATGACGTCCCCGGGTAGCTCGGCGTGGACGATCCGCTCGTGGGCGGAAAGGTCGGCCAGGATCCGCTGGGCAAGCTGAAGCGCGTCATTGGCGGCGAGATTAGGCCGGACGACGACGATGCGCTGGGGTGCACCGCCCGATGCACGACCTTGCGGCGCACTGCGGGCGGTTTGGGTGAATGCGGCTTGATGGCGGGTA